ATAACATCCGAATAGAGAACGTTTGGAAAGGGTTAAATAACCTTCTTAACAAATATTCTAATCCCGAGATGATGCAATTGCAAACTCAAAAACCTATTTCTCTTGGTAAACTTGCTTTTAAGCAAGAACCAGGAAAAGTAAGAGTTTTTGCTATGGTAGACTGTATAACTCAATGAGTACTAAATCCTTTACATTCTTATTTATTTTCAATATTAAGAACGATAAAGCAAGATGGTACTTTTGATCAAGATAAAGCGGTAAGAGAATTACAAATCAAATTAAAGAATTGTAATTGTTCTTATTCGTTTGATCTTAGTGCAGCTACCGATAGACTCCCTTTACTACTTCAGGTCCACTTGCTCAACGCGATATATCCTTCTTTAGGTGATCATTGATCCAATCTATTGGTGAACAGAAATTACTCTGTTCCTCAACGGAAAGATTCAATGGACTGGAAACGTAAACACGGTTTAACTAATACAGTTAAATTCGTTCGTTACGCTACTGGTCAACCTATGGGGGCTCTATCGTCTTGAGCAATGCTGGCTTTTACGCACCATTTCGTAGTTCAGTATGCTCACTTCCTTGCGTATTCAACTAACAAGTGATTCACTCAATATTTAATATTGGGAGATGACCTCGTTATTTTGGATAACAAAGTAGCTAAGCATTACTTACGAATTATGAAGCAATTGGATGTAGGAGTTAATCCTTCCAAATCTCTAGTCTCTCCGAAAGGAGTGGCTGAATTTGCGAAAAGATTAGTTACTTCCTCGGAAGACCTTTCGGGTCTTTCGTTGAAGGAGTTTGCGTCTCTTTCATTAGGCTGATCACATGTGATCAACTTAACTAAGAAACTTAAACTTACCTACTACCAATTTCACCGATTTATCGGTTTTGGTGCTAAAAGTGCTAGTCATTTTCGAAATTATACTAATTTTGGGCATCGTCACATTCTTTTGATTGTGTACGATTGATGCTCCACTTTTCAGTTCCCCGACAGATTATCATTTTTTAAATGATTCTTTGATCGGTGTTCTTGAGATTTGGGATATCTTTACCATATTAATATAATTAAGAACAAACAATTCATAAAACAATTGTTTGCTTCTTGAAAATTTCAGCTGCCTGAATTAGTGGCTTCGCGAC